ACATAAGGTTACATTTTTTTCAGTTTTTTTTTCTTTAAACTAAAAAACCCCTACCGAAGTAAGGGTTTCTTAAACAATTAAAATTATGAAATTATGCAAAAATCAGAACAAAGATACTACTTTATTCTACGTAACAAAACTTTTCCTAATATTTTACCTACTAATTTAAAAAAACCGCCTTGTGCGTCAACTTTCACCTCAACGTTGTCAGCGGTCTTTTCAACCTTTACATCTAAATTCTTTGAGTCATAATTAACTTTTACTTCTCCGTCTTTACGCTCAACATTAACATTTATCTTTTCAGTGTCAATATTTACGTTTAAATTTTTCTTTGCCATTTTATGCTTCGTTTGTTGTTATTACTCCTTTTGGTTCTAAATGCACCTTTCGAACATTTGCAGGCTGTGCTACCTTCCATGCCGTTCTACGTGCTTGATTTAATCTATTCTTAGCGATACGTGAAACGCTAACTGAATTATTTTGGTTGCCGCCTAACACGTGATAATGTGTCACGTCTTCACCTACGTAAATTCCTACATGACCTCCACCGTTTCTTTTGAATGTAAGCACATCTCCTAACATAGGTTCAGAAACACGGTTACCAAACTTATTCCAGTTTAAAGCCCATAACGGACGTTCTACTACTTCTAAGCCTGCCATCTTTGCGCAGTAAGCTATAAACAAACCACACCAAGGAATTTCGTCGTTCGTGTAAACGTTTGAAAGTCCTAATTCTTTCGCCCAACCTAAGATAACAGGGTTATGTGTTTTACCTACGAATTCTTTAACTCCAAGTTGGTTAACAGCTTGCACTAATATTCGTGGTGACTTTTCGTTTTTTAACCAGTCGTAACTCATTTTTTAATTATGTATTTATAATGAAAGTAAGCAGCCCAACTAAATATCATTGCAAAAGATAAATGAATTAAAAACGTTGCTCTATTTGAAGTAGTTAAAAAGTCGTACATCGAACCACTGGCTCCAAGCGATAAAGCTACTCTTACAAAAAGACGTTCTAAAACATTAACCTTTTCAATCATTCCACCCTCACGATAAACAAAGTAAAGGAAAAAGATTAAACTAACTGAAATAATCAAATCAGAAATATTATTTATTAGGCTTATTATTTGCATTTTGTGATTTTTCTAAAAAGTAATTACTCACAAACTCAACTCCCTTTACCCCTAAGAACCCTAAAATAAAAGCTACGCTCATTTGGTATTTTTCATCCATACGTAAAATATCTACTATTATAGGAGTAATATAGTTAGCACTTGCCACCCCAGTTACTATCGCAAAAAATGTAGTCTTTAAATTATTAGATTGCTTTTTTCCTATTAGGATTAAACTACCAAAGAAACCAGCAACACTGATTCCTATATTAAATCCTACTTCTTGTAATAGCTGTTTCATTTAATTAATTTTCTTCCGTTGTTACTTCAAAAGTTGTCGGTTGTCCTAATATGTGTTCAATGCTTTCATCAAAAACAATATACCAAAATATAGGATTGTCAAGTTCTGCTATTTCATAGTCTACCCAATATTGAGTAATGTCTTCAGGTGAAACTGGTAACCCATAATAATCAGCACAAGCCTTTCTTGCGTTTATTGCCTCTTGTTCTGTCGTGTATTTGTAGCCGTTAATAAGCATTCCAATAAGTATTTACATTTGTTTCTATTCCTGTTCTGTTTGCACTTTGGTCTGAATTCCAATAAATATATTCAGATAATTGACCTGTTATGAAATTATTTCCTGACCTACCAAAATAAATAAAATTATTACCAGCACTTGGTGCTTCTGTTGCTGTTGTTGGTAGAGCAACTCCATCCACATAAATTGTTTTTAAATTACTTGCATTCTTTTCAGATGTAACTATAAATGCCCCTGTTGTATTGTTTGCACCATGTAATACAGATGTTGGCATATAACTATTTATATTACCTGTTGTAGCAGCCCAAACAAAAGGAGATTGACTATTTACACCACCTCCAAAAGTTGCCGTTCCTAATGAATAAAAATCATTACTTGTTGCCGTTCTATTAACTACATTCAATGATAAATACCTTGTATTTGGGCTTATTCCAGTTGTTAAATCATATCTATCATCAGTCCAAGTTGTAGTTATTTTACTTGTAAATGTGCTTAAAATTAAGCTACCACTTGAAACAATTTGAGCTTGACTTGTTGCCGTTGCTTGCGTTGAATTATTAGCGTTTGTACTTTGGTCATACCAAGTTGTTACAAACCCATTACCAGCACCGCAAAATGTAAGCAAAGACGAAGTATCTAAATCACCACCTACAAAGTTAATATCTTGTTCTGCGTTATCACTTGAACGTCTTACTCTTATTGCCGCTCCTGTGTATGCTGTTCTAAGTTGTCTAAGTGAATAAGCAACCGCAGCATTTGTGTAAGTGTCTAATAATAAATTAGCTAAAGCCGTAGGAGTAACCGTGTTTGAATCTGCATTTGCGCTACCGATAAAATTTGTAGCAGTTACAGTACATTTAATTGATTGACCTACGTCCGCAGTTACTAAAGTATAAGTTGAATTAGTTGCACTTGTTATATTGCTTCCGTTGCGTTTCCATTGATATGTATAAGTAGGGCTTCCGCTCCATGTACCCGTTGAACAAGTTAATGTTTGTCCTTCTTGAGCCGTTCCACTTAATGCAGGCGCAACACTATTAGAAGGCAAGTTTCCACCATCAATATCAGTAGCACCAGCCCAACTATCAATTTGGCTTTTACCCCAACCAATAGTATTATTAGCTCCTTGTCCCCAACCTATATTGTTGTTTACTGAACCATCGCCCCATCCGTTACTATTTGCCATAATTAAGTAGTTTTATCACCCCACATATACCAACTATCGGTATCGTGTTTTCTTAATGTTATAACTGAATATTGTCCTTTTGTCTTATATTCGTTGTTGTAACTCCTTAAAGTTACACCCACAGCTGGTGAAATAGTTACTTGACCTGCTCCCATTTGATAAACATATATTATTGTTCCGTTAGGAAAAGCAATATTTGAATTTAAAGGAATAGTAATCGTCTTTGCAGTCGCTGCATTCATTTCAACAATTTTATAAGACTGATTTAAAGCCAGTGTCGTGTCATCTGTTACTGAAGAATGCGCTAATTGCTGTATTTCAGCCCCTGTAACGTACTTTGAGTCATAAGTTGAACCATTGTAGTCAGCAATAGCTAACCTATCGTTATACTCAAGCGTTGCGTTCTTTGCTGTTAGTTGACTTATCTTTACGTTCGCCATTTATCTTCTTTAAATAAATTTCTAATTTTTTAATATTTTCAGCCTTTGGCTTGTACTTTTTTAAATGAACCATCCAAAATAGTTGTTTTGTGTGTCTGGGTACATATCCCCGTTAGAATTCAAGTTATATTCAGGAAAAGAAGCTTGATTAAAAGCCATATAATCAATGAACCTTTCAGTGTAATGCTGTGCAATACTACGCTCTTTTTCAATTAAGAAATCGATTTCGTCTTTTTCTACGTTTGTAGCATTCTCAGAATTATGCTTAAATACGCCTTTATTAGCGATTGTATACGCTGCAAAAGGTAAATACTCAACCATTGCCCAATGTATCAACATAGGCTTTATATATGTCGTTACGAGCGTTAAATAATCACCGCTTAAAGTTTCGTTTACAATGTCATCTTTTATTTTGTCTAAAAGACGAGTGCCTAAGTATGTTTGAATGTGAATATCTTGAGCTACTTTTATCCATTGAATAAAGTTATCCGTGTCTACGTTGCCATTCATGGCAGTAAACTTTACGACATCATCACGAGTTATTAATAATGCTTCTGCCATTTTATTTTCTGTAATATCCTTGGTCTGGCATGTCAATAGGTCTTTGACTTACCAAACTTGGGTTTTTAACAATATATCCTAACTTAGCAGCTTTTGCGCCTGCTATTTGTTTTACTTCTTTGCTATCAATATCTAAAGCCTTACCCGAAAGCGTTGCATAAACTCTTTTATTCCAGCGATGATAACAATTAGCACCGCCTTTATACAACCAAATTGAATAATTATCTGCGCCATCAATTCCAAAACCCGGGTTAACAGCTTGGCTTCCCATTTTTATAATATCTTCTTTTCGGTATACTCTTTTTTGTTTAGCAAGTTTCATCATTTGTTTACAAAACTCCCTACCGTTTTCTTTATCTTCTCCTGCGTAAATATATCGTGTAATGAATTTAACGCCATCAATAACGGCATCTTGCGAGCTTCTTAAATTTGGTCGAGGGTCACCAGTTGAAACTAAATTAACCACCTTAGATAATAAACTTTGTTTAGGCTCTTTACTTAGTAATTCGTTGTCAGCTTCGTCAGTGTCGTAATCTACTTCGTGTTCGTCTATTAATATCCATTCAGGGTTTTCGTCTTCACCTAACTCCATTAAATGGTTAACCGCGCTTAGTTCAGTTCCAGTTTCTTCAGCTACTTGCTCTTCGCTTTGTGCGTTTTCTAAGTCCATAAACTCCAAAGGCTGTAAAGTCTTAAAGAATAACTTTAACGAAATACCATTGTAAGCCAAAATTCTATCAAAGGCTTCTAACAATTCGTCTTGCATAGGTTTAATAACCATGTTATCAAACAAAATACTTGAGTTCTTAAGTTCGTCAGCATTTGAACTAAAGCCAGTTGTTGAAGCAATACCAAATAATAAAGGAGACGTTACGTTATGCCCTAACATAATCTTACGTAAACACTCCTCACTTAAATAAGAGTAATGTTCAGGCGCATCGTTTAAAGGAATATCGTCAACAGTTGTTTTGCTTGTTTCACTTGCGTTAAAAGCTACAATCGTTCTTAGTCCTTTAGAACCCGTTAATTGTGCGTTTACTTTGTTTGTAATGATACTTTGTTGCTCTTCGGTAGGAATACCATTATTGAAGTTTATAACCTTTGTACCGCTGAAACCATGTTGAACTTCGTTAATCAAATAATCTGCTATTTCTTCTTCAAGTTTAGCGTAAGGGACAGCACCTTGATAGTCTGGGTAGGCGTAATACTTCATGCCTACCGTGTAAGGTTTAACGTAAAGTATTTCTATTTGCTCATTTGAGAAACCGTAAGCAGGTATTCTTTTAGGTGCGTACTTTTTAACATCTTGCCAATTATCCGAGTAGTAATACCCTTCAACTTCGCCATCTTTATTGCACTTTTCAGCACGTAATAAGTTAACAGGCATATGGTAAGCCTTTAAAATTCTTTTATGGTCTTTAGAATAATGTATCTGAATAGCGCACTGCCCTAACATCTTTCTATCGACTACTAACTTACGAACGCAATCAGGGTGTAATAAAGCCATCATTTGAGCGTACTCATTTGGCTTTTTACTTGCATCTAACGCACTTAAACCACGTCCATAAATCAATCTACTTATATTGTTTATAATGGCGTTATTCGTCGTTGAATACGTGTATCTGTCTATTAGATATTGAAAGTAATTATTATCTTCTCCAAATTCCACCCAATTATCTCTTTTAGATTCTTGAATTAATGGCGTTTGGTAAGAACTTAAATTAATTACGTGTATATTGTTATCACTCATAAACTATAAAAGTATTTGTTGTGGCATTCGAAACGTACTGTCCATTATTAACCGAGAAAGTAACAATTGGTTGGTCGGTGCAAAATATCCTATCACGGTAAACGATATTCGTTCCGTCTTTTAGTACTAAATTGTAAAAATGATTTTCAACTAAGGCAACCTCAACCTCCAACGTTGAATAGTAATCACCAGCCGTAAACTCCCATTCTTCAACAACCGTTGTTTCATTCGTTTGGTCGTCCGTTATTTCAACGCTATCAAAGTCTCCACTTCTTGGAATTAAAGCAAATGTTTGAGGCAATAAAGAAGTCGTTAAAACTATCATACTTATATAACTAAAAATAGTTCGATTTGTTTCTAAAACAGAAAACCCCACCGAGTAGGTAGGGTTAACTTGTTTATGTGCTTGGAGAATTAAGAAGTAACGATAGTAGCTCCGTCAAAAATTGCAGCTAATTCAGTTTCGTTTGAACAATCTAAGAAATTGGCTGGTATGCGCTCCATCGACGTAAAAGTCAAATTATAACCATTAAAATCACTCATCTGCGTTCCGCTTGATACAGTTCCAGCAGTAACGTCGCAACCTTGCTCAAGTCCTGCTAAGAAGTATTGATGGTCTCTTGTTTCAACAACGATTCTTGGACGTCCGTAAGCCAACAATTTAACGTTCTTGTGTGTAGCAACGTCTTGTTTTTTCAACTGTGCAGTTAATACTTGCTCAAAGAATGTAGTTCCGTTGTCTCTTGATGTTTGAATAGTTTGCTCAAAACCATTTGCGCCTTTTAATTCATACTTGTAAAGGTTAATTGCACTCGCGGGAGTCCAAGTTGCTATTACATCAGAATTCGCAGCATTGTCAACGTAAGTAACGTCGTCAATAGATAAATCTCCATAATTAATGAAGTAAATGTTTAGAAGTCCTGAAATCGCGTCTTTACAGGCTTCTAATCTTCCGTTTGCTATATCACAGCTCATGTCTTTTTATTTTTTAATGTTAAACAAAAAAGGGAAGGCATCTTACCTCCCCTTTGTATTAGTTGTTAGTTTGATTAGATTCCGTAAGTTACAACATCAGAAGCAAAACCGTATTTAGCATCAGCTGAAAAACGCATTACTACACGTACATTTTGAGAACCATCTACATCTGCCATATCCAAAACTCTAACTTCATTTTGGTCATTCATTAATCCTGTTGCAAAGAACAAGTTAGAAGTTTGAGCAAGTAAAGCTGTGTTTGTAGCAAGACCCGGAGCTAAAAATACTTTAACACCATCAAAATAGATGTCATTCAATACTTGGTTAGTTCCTTTGTTGTCATAACCATTAGCGCCTACACCAGCAGCAGCAAAACCACCTAATGCACGAACATAAGCACGGTAAATGTTAGAAGAAACATAAAGTTTCAAATCTTCTTTTCCGTACAATGCAGCAGGTAAAGCATCGATTATAGAACCTAATTCAGCAACTACGTTAGCAGCAGTTACAGAAGTCCCAGCGATTTTTTGACCAGCAGGCAAAGAAGCATCAACGTCTAATTGACGCATAATTCCTGAAAACTCACCAGCAGAAGCATTATTACCATCCCAAATAGTTAATTCCATTTGTTGAGCAACTTTTTCAGCAGCGTGTGCGATTAAGAAGTCAGCAAAAGACTTAGGCAATACGTCAAACGCAGAGTAACCCATTTGGATAGCGTCCCAATCTGAACGGAAGTCAGACTTACATAATTGTAGGTTAACTTGGAAATACTCAGGTTGAAGAACTCGCTCTGTTAAAGTGATAGTTGAAGTTGGGTCAAAATCACAAGTTGCATTTTTAACGATTCCGTCAGTAGCTACTCTTTTGATAACTTGCTTAAACTTAACGTTAGGCATGATAGTGATTCCGCCTTTTTCTAAAGTTGGAGACGACAATAAAGCCGCCGCAATGTACTTACCTGCGAATTCACCA